CTAATATACAAAGTATACTATATACTATCGGAAAGTGCAATCATCAGTTAGATATCGCACTCTCTACTCGGATTATACGAACTGTTCCAGTAGCATTATCCTCAAAGCGGGTTGCGCCAAGAGTAACCTTTCCACCGATTGAGGTGTAGAGGTTTAATGGGTTATTGGAATCAGGTGTAGTAACGAGAATAGGTGTAGGTTGCTGGAAGAATCCCCAACCGAATGACTTCTCACCGATTACTGTGGTAGGAAAGACATTTGTCGTTGAGTTGAAATAAGACTGCCAAGCACTTCGGAGGTAACGAATACCTCGGAAATCGCCTAGCGCGCCTGCAATCAGTTCATCTACCGAACTGTAACGTCCGACATCAATCCAACCTCCTGAGGAAGTGTTAGCCATCATATCACCTTCTACTTGAGGGTGAATGACTGCGGCATAAAACTTGCCTTCAAATGGTTGAAGTCCTGCGGCGTTACTGGATGCAAGATACTTGTAAGCCTTGCCCATTTCTGTCTGGGTAAGCAAGTCTCCTGCGGCCAAGCCTGTGCGTGAAGTTTTGCCACCAGCGTAAATAACGCCGTTAGCACCTCCGTTGACGATTGTTTGGATGACTGTGTCAACCATTCTAGCCAAGGCATTTCTAACTTGTCTTGAACAACCATCAACTACTTCGATAGCAGAGTTGTGGACTAACAAATCTGTTACTTGGATTAAAATACCATACTGTGCAGGGCCTGAACTGTAAGCTGTCGCACCCCACGTTACTGCCGTAGGATTTGTGCCTTCAGTAATTGCCGCCACACCATAGGATGAGGAAACTGGAAAGTTTCCATCGCCTATGACTGATGCTCCTGCTCCAAAAACTGAACCATAACCAGAAACGTTCGGGCCGCCACCGGTGACCATAGAAACGTTGATTTTAACTGGTAATTGGTTAGTTTGAGGAAAGAGCAATCGGTCATAGCCTTTTGGGACATCTTTTTGCCATCCCAAGCGAGCATAGCGAAGCTCAGGTTCCAAAACCTTAATTTCGTCACTAATATAAGCAACGAGCAATTCTGATTGGTTACCTGAGGCTCCGCCCCACCCTGTGCCTCTAGCTGTTACTGCCATAATTTAAACCTTCTCTTTATAGGTTACATACTTCTGCGTAGAATATTTGAGAGTCCGCCTTCGCTGTCTTCAATTTCTTGAAGTGCGGCGCGTTTTTCTTCACGAGACATATCTTTTAAAGACTTTTCTCCTCCTTGACTGATGTTGTTCGTTGCCGAACCACCAGCGGGAGAAGCTTGTTTTGGTGCAGGAGGCGTATAATTTGATAATTTATTCTCTTTGGCCAAAACTGCTACTACCGCATCGTCCACTGTATATCCTTGCATTACTTTTTCCTTGATTTGGTCTTGGTATTCAGTTGCTTGTGGATATCTAGCAGAGGATGCGGAAAAGTCTTTGTAGAAATCTCGCTCTTTCTCAGTTGTCGTGACCTTTCCTTCAAGCTCTGTTTTTAGTGTTTGAAGTTCGTCACGTTCATGAGCAGTCAGTTTCACCTTTTCCGAAAGGTCTTTGATTCTCTTTTCGACTTTATTTTCGTTGTTAATGTTCTCATCTAAAACTTCTACTTCGTCAGCCATATATTTACGGTAATTTAGAACGGCGAGTCTCTAAATCACGATTGTTAGTCTAATAAACCATTATCTCAAAGGACTAATAAGAGATAAGAATCACATCAACCTAGAACAGTCTAGACGCTTGCGTCTGATTAGGCGCCTTTACGCTGGAAGCGTAGTTGATGTGCGCGTGTACAGTCGTATGAATCACACACTATAACCAAAGTATTAGGTTTATCTGGGTGGTCATAAACATTCATAGTGGACTTTCCAATAACCTCTGAAGGGTCTTTGGAAGCATCACAATATGAACATCTAAGTTCCATACCTCGATAATGCGGACATAGTTTGTATTGGTATTGTGCTGGAACGTTTGGGTCTAGCACTCCACAATACTACAAGTACCTGCTCTTACTTGGGGATAGCGTCTAACATACGGCTCAGCTAAGTTTCCTTGTCGTTCTACCATCTTTTGCCTAGGTTGCATTGGCATCGTAGGCATAATGGGTTCAGGAGCAATTACCGCTCCGTCGGTGGATTTTTTACTCATGTTTTTTGAGCTGTTTTGTTATATTTGTTAATTCCTTTCGATATACTTCGGCCAATTTAGGTAGGTTAGAGAACTTCTCTGCCCATGCTATTTGACCTTGTAATTTGAAAAGCTGATTAGGGTCTTTTTCATTCCTCATTCGACGTTGTAAGGCTTCTAAAACCCCATCAAATACTTCGGACTGTAACAATTTCCAGTAAATTGAGCCGTTTATTTTGTCGAAGGCGTCAATTATTTTCTCCAACTTAATAGCATTTTCACGCAAAATAGGAGTGGTATCGACTGGTGTCGGTATTTCCATATCTACATTTTCAACTATAAGTTGTGAATTATTCATTAGTTTTTGGATTGATTCTGAACGTAAACTTGAGTGAAGATATCACTTGCTCCTGTACCTGTGGCTACATGGAATATTCTAAGGTTTTTGCCTAGAATTGGAAGACCTGAACATGTACCTGGGGCTACTACGGATGCTCCGCCTTTATTGATTGTTTTCACAATAACTGAACCAACATTGACTACTGAAGTTGTGCCGGTTGGGTCTTGTGAACCAATAGTAGCAAAGTTTACAATCCAAGGTTGCTGTAAAGCAGTCGTTGGTGTTGCTCCTGTCGTACCTGTCATTGTTCCAATACATCCCATGTCCAACCATGTTGTGCCTCCATCTGGTGAGGTCTGAATGTAAGTATTAAGAGTGCTAATGCCAAATACTGAAGACGTCTGAAGGACTGTGATTCCGTCAGTATCTTGTGGCAGTAAAACTGTCGCCGCATCCGTAGTTGCACTTGCAATAGACGAATGAAACGCTAATACTGGACTACCTGGTGTTCTTATTGACATATTTTGTTTCTACTTAATTCTAATAATTCGACCTAACTAAAATTTCTGCTAAACATCTTTTCGGCGGCATTGCTGAGCATTGTCTTATGTCTCTTTTCTTTAGCCATTTTGCTCATCTTTTTTGGTTCTTTCTTTGGCTCAGGTTCTTCATAAGATGGATGCTTTTCGTCTTCTAAGTCTCCTGATTTTTTGTGTTTGTGTTCATGTCCATCTTCGGGTTTACCACAAACTTTACACATTGCTTTCTTTTTCTTTTCTTCACGAACTTTTCCTTCTTCGTGTTCATCTGCTTTAACCTTCTTATGCTTGTAGTGCTTCATGTGCTTCTTTTCAGTAGCTTCTTCGCGTGCAAATTCCATTAAACCCTTTTTTGCTTCCTCGCTATGTGCTTTCTTCATTGTCTTTTTATGATAATTGGCTTGTCCTGGTGCGGCGTGAGCGGCTCTCGCTAGATTGCCAATCACTCCACCTGGAACGCCTTGTGCTTTTAATTGGGCTGCACGACCTCCATGACC